TCACGCCTCCCTGATTTGAACGAAGTCTAGGATCTCGGCTGCATCTTGCAGGTGATCGGGTGCAAATCTCGCGTATGTCTGGTAGGTGATGGCAACGTTGGAGTGCCCGAGGTATTGTGCAACCTTCTCCAGCGGCACGCCGTTTGATACCATAGCAACCGCGCTGGAATGCCGAATCGTGTGCAGGGTCACTCCGTCAAGTTCGGCTCTACGGCAGGCCGCCTCAAACCCTTTCCGAATGTTCTTCACCTTGCCGCCAGCATATTCGACCACATAGTCGCTGAGTGCGGCGTCATGAGCGGTTTGGAGCGCGGCCCGGATCCCAGAGTTCATCGGGACAATGGCACGGCCCTTGCGGGTCTTAGAGTCGTCAAGGCGCAGATTGATGATCCCGCGCTGGAAGTCTACCCGGTCCCATGTCAGGTCCAGAACGGCACCGATCCGCCCTGCAGTTGCGAAGAGCAGGTGGATAGCTAGGGCGATATGTGGCGCGGATGCTGCGTCGATCAGGGCCGCGATTTCTTCCTTTTCCAGATACCGTTCTTTTGGTGTCGGCTTGGCCGGGCGCTCGATGGATGGGGCCTTGTCGATGATCCGCTCTTTCACGGCAAAGCGCATTGCGCTGCGCAGGTGCCCGAGTTCTGTGTGAATTGTGCCCTGCGATTTACCGTCGGCAGTGCGATTGGTCACATACTTGCGGCAGAGGGACGTGGTGATCTGATCGGGACGATATGCACCGAAGTGCGCTAGAACAGCCTTCCCGGTGTAGCCCATCGTCTTGGCTGTGGGCTTTTCTCCAAGGTCTTGGCGGTAAGCCTCCCAGATGTCAGCAACCGTGTCCTTCCCCCGGCGTTGGTCGAGTGTCTCGCGCCGGTAGACATCTATCGCTTCTGGCTCGGCTTCCTCTCGGGTACGTGCCTTAAGGCTATAACGTCTTCGCTTGCCGCCTTCATGCCAATAGACGCAGAATCCGCCCCTGAAACGTCCGATGCTGATGTCTGGCATTGCTCCATTTCCTCCACCACAGTCGCTGGGATTCTGTATAGGCGTCCCAGTCGGAAGTGTTTTAGTTCGCCTTGCAGGCACATATTTCGAATAGTGGTAGCACTTACGTCCCACCGATGGCCAAGGGTTTCGGGGGTGAACGGTGTCGATCGTCCCATCAAGCGGCCTCCTTCTTCTGGTCCTGTCTAGGCTTGGCGTATTCTACGACGTGTTCCAGATCGTCCCACGTGCGATTGATCTCGATCAGATCACCGGATCGTATCGCGCGACGGTGAGCCTCGATGCGCTGGCGTAAGAGCGTTTGCGGGCTCACTGGTTGGCCTCTAGTGCGGCATGGATCAGCGCCTCCGCTGCGTGCCAGTCTTGAACGTCTGTGACTTCCTCACGATCTGCTGCCTGCATCAGGGGGAGGACTGCCTTGCATGCATTCTGCAAGTTTAGAATTTGCTCTGCCTGTTCCGCGCAGGTGCGGGCGCAGTCCTCGACCTGATTGGCGAGGGTGTCACGTTCGGCTCGCACCGCATTGAGCTCTTTCAAATGGTCGCGCTGGTGCTTGTTGCTGTCGAGTAAAGCGCGCTCACGGGCAAGGGCTTGGTCGCGTTCGGCATTGATCATATCAATGGCGCGCTGAGCTTTTTGCATATGTTCCTCCCATAGCGGTCGCACTACCTTGATGCGGGTATTGGCTATCCACCGGGCCATGTTTTTGCAGGCTTCTGTCGCCTCCTTCAGCACCGCCTCTTTGCTTGTGTCAGTCATGGTGTTCTCCCGACTTTGCCTGTTTCGCAGCGTGGCTGAGTTGGGCGACCGCTAGGATGGTAGGGCGCAGTTCCGGCTCCGCCTCGTCATACTTTGGGTGCTTCCCTGACTTCCCGCCGTTTAGCCTGGGAAGAAGCGCCCGGGGGATCAGAACCCAGTTCTCAGGGTCCGTGTTCGTCTTGTTCCCATCGCGGCATTTCAGGCACATGCCTTCCGGCACGGGGCCGTTGGCTTTCTCCCAAAGATAGCGATGCTTTAGAACATAGCGGCGTTCGTACCCCGTGTGCGGGTTGCGCTCATCTATGCTGATCTCGACGTATCCATCCTTCGACACTCTCTCGTGGCCGAGGTGGTTGGCATTGTGGGGAGGGTTGCCTTTCTTGAACTGGGTGCGCGCACTGTTTGGGTGAAAAGGCATCTTTCTACCCTTGTTGTGAGGCTTTTGGCCTGCCTGGAATTGCCCAGTGCGTCCGGTCTTCCATCCCTTTCGCTTCCGCAGGGCATGGAGGTTGTTCGCCGAAACGTCCTGACGCTGAAAGCGCTTCTGGAAGGCTCGATAGTAGTCACCGATAACCATGCCCCGGTTGGCCTCGAGCCATGCCAGTTCCTGAGCGGAGTATTTGATGGCGCGGCCCTTCATGCCTCAGCTTTTCCGAGCTGGGGAAGGTGGGGGAGTACCGAAGCGCCATGCTCGGCGAAGAGTTTCGCAGCTTTCAGTTGGAGGTCAGCGTTGCCTACGATCTGATCAGAAAGCGATACGATTGCCTCAGTTCTTTTGACCTCACCCTCGATCTGTTCACTGGTAAGGTTTTCCTCAGAAAGCCGTTCAAGTTGGGCAAAGAGGTGGTTGTTCAGGTCGGAAAGCTTGTTTTTCATTGTGCGGTTCTCCGTTCAGCGAGGCACGACCGTGCCATCTACCTTGCGTTTCCATTTGCTGCCCTTGGAGCCAGGCAGGGTTCCTTTGGGCTTGTGTGAGCCGTTGTGCTTGGCGGCCACGCGTTTGCACTTGGCGATGGCCGGAACGTCTTCTTTCGAGGTTTTGGCTCGATGGCAGCGCTCATGCGCAGGGCGCAGGTTGTCGTCACTGTCATCGCCACTGATCTCGAGCGGGATTACGTGGTCCGCGTCCCAAGCATCCTTGGTTCCGTCGATCTTGGCTCCGCAGATGTGGCAGATGCCGTTTGCCTCTAGGAAGATCCGGCGGCGGCGCGTGGTGTTCATGCGGCGACGGGTCATGCGGCCTCACTCCGCCCAGCATTCGCCAGTTGGTCCGGCGTGACTCCAATCAATCCCGCAAGCCATTCCAGTACCGCCTGTTTGCTGTCTTGGAATGCAGCCGCGCCCATAGCTCGCTGGCTTTGGCTGTGTGGGGTGTGGCAGTAGACCACTGTCCCTTCGATGTTGGTGACAGCATATCCGTGGAGGCGAACCGCAACCCGGGAGAGCGATGTTGCCACCCTCTCAGCGCGCCGAGGGCATCCGACTGGCAGCATTTCCGTGTCGCAAAAACCTGTCTCGATCAGCGCGTGCTTTCTGAGGGTGTCGGCGTTCTTCGCGTAGGGCATAGTTTTCAGCTCATCAGGCAGGGTCTGCCAGGCGGTTCGGACAAACGCGAACTGGTGCTTGTGGCTTTTCTCGGATCGATCGGGATCGAGGTCGACATTGATGACCTCGCCCGCGCCGAGACGGTCGTGCAGCTGGTGCATGGCGAAGTTTCCGTCTGGCTCCAGAGCAAGGCCGGTCCACACAACGCGGATGAGGTCATTCGAGCGCATGATTACTGCCCTGCGCTTTCGATAGCGGCCAGCGCTTGCTTGTGGGCCTCTGGCGACTCTGCCTTCATCTTCTCGAGAGCATCCGCATAGAAATCTGCAGTAGCTTCGGCAGGCGCGCCGTCTGCAAGATCTTGCTCGATCTGGCCGATCACCTTGAGGTGCTCGTCGGGAATGTCAGAGGTGGCCTTCGATTTTTCGGGCTGCGCCTCCGTGGGCGCTGCCTGTACCTCAGATTTTGCGACTTCGCTTGACGCCGGTTCGCCTTCCTCTTCGATAAACTCGCCGTCGATTGTGGTCCCGTCTTCCGGGTTCATCGCGAAGGATGCGTAGTCCACACGGGTGCCGGCATCGTTATCGATCTGGACAGCATCCACGAACTCAACCGACAGAGGCAGGTATTTGGCCAGAGCGCGGATGGCAGTTTTTTTCGCCATGGCGTCCTCGTGTGCCATCCAAGGGCTGTCTTTCTTGTTGTAGCGGACGGCAGTTTTGTAACCCTGAGAGTCGTTGCGGATCTTCAACACCTGCGCCCAAGGCAGGACGACATATGCATGGCCGCCATCGGTGAATTTGGCGATGGCATAGGCGTGCAGCTTTTCACCTTCTTGAGGGCCCGGCCGGTGGCGCAGCCGTGCTTCCGTGCCTTCCTCATATTCCCAGAGTTCATCGTCCGAATAGTGGATGTTCGCGCTGATGCTTGTGATGTGTCCTGAGCGGCGGGCTAGGTCGATAAGCCCTTTGTAGCCAACGACAACCTGCACTTCGGTCACGCCCTTGCGGCGATTTTCGAACGGGATCAGGTACGCGTGGCCCAGAACTGTGTTCGGCTCCAGTCCAAGCGCTGCGCATTGCATCAGGCCGCCGAGGAACGACAGCGGCTCGCATTCCTGCAGCTTGGGTGTCGTGCGGATGGCGTTGGCCGTGACGCGCATGAGCCGCTCGGGGTTCATGTGCTTTGCTGCAACGGCTGAAAGCTGTTGGCGCGCCTGATCGTTTTGAAGCAGGCTTTTCACGCTATCGACCTGCCGAAGGGGTTTCTTTGCGATTGCAGAGGTCATCAGACGGCCTTCCGTTCTGTTTTGATTTCGATACCAGGAATGGTCATCGTGCTCGGCTCGAAGGACTTCGAGCGGATCTCGGCTTCAGCCAGAGAGCGCAGGCAATCTGCCAGGGCCGGATGGTTCTGGTAGTGCATGAAGGCGGCGCGCACGTTGACGACCTTGGCAGTGTGGTAGGTGCGCAGTGACGCGGTGCGACCGCCGCCTGTCGCGCTCGCCACATTGGTCCTGCCCTTGGATGCACGAGAGAGCTCTGCAGCTTTCCGTTCGGCCGCTTCACGCGCGGCGGCTGCGTCGACTTCGCCGCTGATATCATTGCGGGCAGCAGCTTCTGCGGCTTTCCGATCAGCCTCTTCCTGGGCACGGCGTGCCTCTTCCTGTGCGCGCTGCAATTCGGCTTGCCGCTCATCTTCCTGCTTCTGCATCCAGGCGGTGAGCAGTGGTGAGGTTTTCGACACAGCTGCGTCGAGCTTCGTGATGATCGGAGAGTAGGCAGCCTGAACTGCCTTGCCCGCATCATCATGGGGCTTTTTGGCGGCCTTCCGGGCCTTGTCGGTTGCGGTCTTGCGCTTCTTCACCCCGGCGATGAAGTCGTTAAGCAGTTGCGCTTCGCCTTCGCTGGAGATTTCGCCCTTCTCGGCCCATTCCGCAGCGGCATCGAGAAAGCCAGCGGCATCGGCGTTGAACTTCTCCACTTCATCTGCATCAAAAGGCGGGGGGTTATTTGCGCCAATGAATGCGCGGGGATTGTGTTCTGTCATCGATCAAACTCCTGGGCGAATGGGTGTTTCGGAAAGGTCCACCGGCGCGTGGGTTGCCGCCATCAGGGGCATGTCGTCTTGACGCGCGATGAGGTCGTTGAACTCACGGGATGAGATCGGCCGGCAGTGGGTCCAAATGGGGTTCGGATCGAACTCGGCCCCGTTCTGTTCGGCGACATGCACCTCCGGCGCGGTCAGCTCGCCCGTGATGGGGTCGACCAGCTGGACAAGCTTGATCCGGACCGGCACCCAAGGGCCATTCTTCACCATCCGGCGCTTGTAGTAGCCCGCCTGGGGCTCGCCATCGTGGCGCGGGGTCCGCGGATCTCGGAGCGCGGCGTTCCACCAAGCGAACGCTTTCCGAGGTGGTGTCGGCTGACGGATCATGTCGTGTCTCCTTGGAATAAAAGGCCCCGGCGGTTTCGGGTCAGGGAGGAGGAAACCCTCACCGCCGGGGAAGTTGCGGACGCGCAGTGATGCGCCCGACAGGGAGGTTCAGAGGGGATTAGAGAGGCTGGCGCCGACTGACACTGCGGTCAGGATTGCGACGAAGATCATCAGGCCCCCGAAAACGGCGGTGAGCGTCCAGCTCTTGCGATCAGGGCCGCCATTGGTGGGGGCTGGGTGCTTCCACGGCCCCGCGCTCCAATCGTGACTGCCCCGGCGGCGCGTGCTGTGCGTGCCGTGAGTAGTGGCTTTTGCCGCCGGGGTGCGAATGGGGGTAATCTCTGAGAAGTTGGTCATGCCGCGCCCTCCCGGTCAAGAGGGAAGGGATCTCCTACCTGCGCCAGAACCAAGCGGGCTCTCTCCGCGCTTCTGCGACAGCTGGAGGTCCGGGCGATGTCTTCCAGCGCCATTGTCAGCCGGTTGACCTGCACGCCGCGCTCATAAGCCACGTCTGTGACGGAGTTGGCGCGCATGCGTGTGTGAACGTCTTGGTAGCTCATGTCTTCGACCTCACTCTGCTGCGATGGGCCAAGCGAAATCGAAGTCGCGCGGCTCGAAGATTGCGTCATCGTCACTGGTGATTGCGTCGCCACGGTTCAGAGCCTCAGACATCGCGTCTTCCAGCTCACGTTCAGCGCGGAGAAGGTCAGACTTCCCAAAGCGGCGGATCACCTCTTCACGAGAGAGCAATTCAAGCTCCCAAGTCTCGGGGTCTTCCATCTGAACGCTGAGGACATCGGCAGTGACATCGTGACCACCAGAGAAGCCGCACGCAGTGTCAGCATCTTCACGCTCAACGAAGAACGCTACCTGTGCCGCGCACTCGATGTCGTCTCCGAGGTAGATCGTTTGAAAGGCTGTATCGCGCATGTCGTGGCTCCCTTTGTTGCCCCGCGATCTGCGCCAGCGGCGCGTCTTCGGTGGGGCTGTTGGGAGTGTTTTACATAATGTGAAAAAATCATGCAAGAGAAAAATTTACACTATGTGAAATCTTGTTCGCGTCCCTCACCTCACCATGCTACAAAGGGTTTGCCGCAAAGCGCTGCGCTGGGTGCGGATGGCCTTTCCACACAGGCGACTCCGCTCCCGGCGCAGAACTCACCGTACTGTGCGCGCAAAGAAAAACCCCGCCGGAGCGGGGTTGAACTGATAGCTTTCCGGACTGGCCTTTATCAGGCTACTTTTAGGATCTCGTCATACTCGCCAAGCATGTAGGATGTTTCGTCGTACTCAATGCCCTTCGCTTCTATTTTCTTGCGAGCGCGGTACATTTGAAGCTCTGTTTTGGCGTGCCGAACCGCGTCGTCTTTAAGGAAGTCTTTATAGCCGTCGAACACAGGATAGTCATTTAGATGCAATAGGCGGTCAAGTTGCTCGTGCAGGCTCTCCATAGTCATCTTCTTACCGGCCAGGGCGGTTGATTCAGCATAAAGCAGGAATTGCTCTGAGAGCAGGTGAAGGCGATAGAGCTCTTCTCCGTTCAGGTAATTCTTACCTACAGACACTTCGTTAGCTTTGGGCTCCTTGCCCTCGAAGGTTTGCAAGCCCATAAAGTCCTCTAGGTGATCCGCTCGGTCCAAGACCAGCTTTGAGCTGGTTTGGTTGGTGACTGCATGAAGAAACTTGTCGGTTAGCAATGCATAGAAGCTGCGCACCGCTTTAGAAGACTTATTGTAGTCAGAGGCGCTTATCTTGAAGCATTCCCTAACCTTGGCATAGATTTGCTTTTCTCCAGAGCGAAGCGCCCTGACTTCCCGAGCCAGCTTGTTAAGCTTTTCGGGTGAGTCTCTAAGGACGCTTTCATTTATGATATAGCCTTGCTCGATGTAGGCCCTGAGCGTCCCCGTGGCCCACTGCCTAAAGCGTGTGGCCACTTTTGAATTTACTCGATAACCGACAGATATGATAGCATCCAAGCTATAGAGGGTGACAGGTTTGGTTGACCCGGCAATATGCATTTTTTGCATATTCCCCTTACGGTCGAGTTCTTCTTCGTCAAAGATGCTCTTCAGGTGTCGAGAGATTCCCGATTGATCTGTCTGGAAAAGAGCTGCGATTTGCGCCTGCGTTGCCCAAATGCTTTCTGACATCGGATCGAGCCTGAACTCTACAGGGTCTGCAATGCCTTGCTCGGCATATCGTAGAGTTTCCAATTCGCTGCTCGGTCTAGCGTTCGAAGGAGCCTTTAAATTGCTCTTGTCAGTCATTCGTGTCCCTCTCCATCGGGAGAATGCTGCAGCTTGGCTTGACGTGTCATTCGATAAGAAGGTATTTGATGATGTGGGAGACAAGCTGCGATGCAACGCGGTTGAGTTTCAGGCTGGGTCGAAAGGGCAAATTTTCGTACCCAGCCGCACCCCTGCAAAATACGGTATCGGGAAGATCAGAGTCCACAATAACTTTGAATTAGTTCATCTCACTACTCGACGCTTACTCGACAATTGATGCAATTCCCGCCCTCTGGCTCCAAGCGTTGGCGAGGACTGGGGCGACAAGCCCTCACTTCTTCCTCGCAAACTCCGCAGGCCAGTGCAGGCGCACGCGGGCAGCCCACTTGAGGCGCACGTTCCACATGTTCGCGCCGGTGGGGTTGAGCGAGATCAGGTGGAACAGCCCCGGCTCATCTCCCGCTTTGACTTGCTTTACCCAGCCCATGCCGTTTTCATCTTCGCAAACGCACTTGTAGCCGATCACGTCGTCGGGAACGCTGTCATGACCGTTGCGCGAGTAGAACAGTAGATCCCCGGCGGAATATACCGGCTCCATGCTGTCACCCTCGACCTCGACTGCCACAACGCCGTGCGGTCCAATACCAGGTGGGCACACGACCTGTGGGCCATCGCCTTTCTCGTAGGCGTCGAAAACAGGGACTTGAGAGCCAGCACCTACCTTGCCCGCGATCGAGATGGTGGGCCTATCTTCGATTATCAGATCTGAGACCATTACCCCGAGGATATTTGCGATGCCCTCTAGGTAGGTTTCATTCATTCTGCGATTGCCTTTCTCCAAGCCGTTATACAGGCCTGTCGAAATCTCTAACCGCTCAGCCATATCCTCTTGGGTCAGGCCAGCAGCGAGCCGCTTTTCACGTATGCTGAATCTCATGCCCACTCTATGGGGCAAGCGAATATGAGCATCCATATACACTATGTAAAATGCCTCTTGCCTGAGAAATTCACATAATGTAAAAGTTCGGCATGGATATCACCGAACACATCAACGCAAAGGGGCTCTCGCGGGATAAAATCTGCGAGCAAGCCGGTATTTCCCGGCCTTTTTTGAGCCTCATTGAGCGGAAAGAGCGCAGCCCCGGGCCCAAAACGGTTGGCCGGTTGGCAAAGGCTCTTGGGGTCACTGTCCGAGACTTGCGACCTGATCTGGCGGGTCTCTTTGGCGATGCCGCCTAACCCTCTCTCTATGCCTAATACCGCTTCCATGCATTCAAGTTGGGCGCGGTGAGCTCGAACCCCAAGGAAAAGGCCTTTCCATGCAGCCTAAGATCGCCGCGCAGATGTTTGACAACCTCGTGACCCAAGTGGGTGGCAAGGAAGCCGCAGCGTCTGTCATCGCCTCGGCCGTTGGTCATACGATCAGCATCGGCACTCTCACGAAAATCAAGAACGGGCAGCTTGAGGTTCCGCTCCTATGGGCTTGGGCCCTTATGGATGCAACCGGGAACCGCTGCTTCGACACTTACCGCGCGTCCTCTGTTCGTGATGGGGGAGAAACCTGCCTCTACGCGCTTTCGGGTGAAGCCTCCGAAGAGGGTGGCCAGGCGGTGTGCGCCGGTATCCGCGCCGCGCAGTCTGGCGATGCGGGCGATTACGCAGCCGCAGTCGTGGAGGCGCGAGAGGCCTCGGCAAAATTCGATGAAATGGCCGTTCGGTTCGAGGCACTGGCCGCAGGCGTCACCCCCATCAGGAAGGCCTGAGACATGGCTGATCCGGTGCGCGGCAGCAGCGTGAAACTCGAAGGCGAAGATCTGGTCATCCGCATGCCGAAGGACCGAGCGCAGAGCTTGCGTGTCGCTCTCGCTGAGTGCCCCTGCAAGGCCACCAAATCAAACGCCACGCAGAACATCCGATCTGGTCTTTCCATGGCGATTGGACGGGCGATTTCTCCGAAGCCTGTACAGCGCAATCCACTGTACAAGACGGAGGATTGATCAATGCTGGATGACCCTCTCACGGCCATTTACGCCAAGGTACAAGCGCAGCAGGAAGCCGAGGCGCGCAAGATTGCCGCAATCGCCGCGCACATTGGCCACAACGGAGGCCCGAGGATCGAAGCACCCTTCGGTATTGACGCCCCGTGGCTGCGCTATGCGGACGACGCGGAACTCTCGCGCCTCGCCACCCTTGAGCCACGCATCGAGCGCAAGAAGCTGATCCTCGCGGAGACTATCGCTGAGCGCACACGGATCATGAACCGCTGCATCCGCCGGATGCGCAGAGCTGCGGGGAAGGACTGATGGCAGCATTCTCAAATTTCGCTGACATACCGCTGTTCCGCTATGGCCTGATCATGGCAGATCCGCCGTGGTCTTATGAGAATTGGTCGGCAAAAGGAGACCACAAGAACGCAAGCGCGAAATATGATTGCATCGGCCTGGACGACATCAAGGGAATGCAGGTCGGTCATCTAGCTGCTGAAAGCTGCGTTTTGTGGCTTTGGGCCACCAACCCGCTGCTGGATAAGGCTTTCGAGGTCATGGAGGCATGGGGGTTCCAGTTCAAGACCGCAGGCCATTGGTCAAAGAAGACCTCCGGCGGTAAGCAAGCCTTCGGCACGGGCTATATCCTTCGTTGTGCCGGTGAACCCTTCCTGATCGGCACCGTTGGGAATCCAAAGACCGCGAGAAACGTTCGATCGGTAATCGAAGGGCCCTTGCGCGAGCATTCTCGAAAGCCAGAGGAGGCTTTCGCAGCAGCTGAGGCCCTTTGCGGTGATGTTCCTAGGCTAGAGCTTTTCAGCCGCCAAGAGCGGACAGGCTGGGACGTGTTCGGGAACGAGGTCGACAAGTTTCAGGGGGCGGCCGCATGAAACCCACCACTATCCGCCTCTCTTGGCCCAGCCGCGACCTCTGGGACAATGAGAAGGCCAGCCATAAGGTCAAGGCCGCAGCCAAGCGCACACAGCGCAAGGAGGCATGGGCGCTCGCCTTGGAGGCCAAGTGGCCGAGAGACCCAGCTGCGGTGCTCACGTTTCGTTTCTGCCCGCCTGATCGCCGCCGCCGCGACACCCACAATCTGCCAGCCACCATGAAGGCTGCCATCGATGGGATTGCCGACGCGATGAAGGTTGATGACGTGGGGTTTCGCTGCGTGTTCCCGACAGAGTTTGGCCCCGTCGAGAAGGGCGGGGCGGTTTATATCGAGATTGGAGGTAAGACCACATGAGCAAGGGTTATGTCTATGTTTTGAGTAATCCGAGCATGCCTGGGATTCTGAAAATAGGCCGGACGGAAAGGTCCGTCGCGCAGCGAGCCAGCGAGCTATGGCAGACGGGGGTACCTACACCATTTCAGGTGGCATACGAGGTTTTTTCGCCCAATTGCATTGAGATGGAGCTGCGCGCCCACGAGAAGTTTCATGACCAGCGCGTCAATGCCTCCCGTGAGTTCTTTCGCGTCCAGGTTTCAGAGGTAATGCATCATCTGGACAATGATCTGAGGTGGCAGGTCGAGTGTTTGGTGGATGAGTTTATTCCAGACCAAACGATTGTCGACACTGACTACTTCGTGGATATCCGCGCCCTCAGGCCATCCGTTTACGAGGTCCTTAGAGATTCTTTCCATCCATCGGAGGTCGTGGATGTTCTCTATCACGTCGAAGGGGTCGATATCCTCCCAGCTGTAACGAGGCAGGCAGAGGCTGCCAGGAAGCACCAGCAAGAAGCAAAGAGCCTTCGCATTGTGAGTGCGTCATGAGTGGCTGGATTTGTAGTTACCGCAAAATTTGGGACCACCCCATTTTCTCTGGATCCGCGCACCGCGTCGGCGTGTGGCACTGGATGCTGCACAAGGCTGCGTGGAAGGATACCCGGTTCAACGTCGGCGGCAAGATGATTGACGTGAAGCGCGGCCAGCTCTGCGTGTCTCAGCGCCAGATGGAAGTTGAAACAGGCATGGGGCGTCAGGCGCTCCGCACGTTCTTGGGGCTACTGGAAGCCGAAGGCGTAATAACCCAAAGCGTAACCGGCAAGGCAACCCAAAGGCGAACCATCGTAACCTTATGTAAATACGAGGAATATCAGGCCAAGGAGGCACCCAGCAACCCAAGCGCCAACCCGCCAGCAACCCGCCAGCAACCCAATAAAGAACAAGTAAACAATAAAACAACCTCTCCTGACGGAGAGGATGCGGCTGCGCCGCCGACTGAGCTGAGCGGCGAGATCGTTGTTGTTTCTGCGTCAACGCAAGCCGTCTGGAAAGTTGGCAAGCCAATCCTTGCGGCGATGGGCGTTAGAGACCCCGGTCGGATGATCGGAAAGTGGATCAAGGAGGCCGGGCCGCCCGCCGTCCTCTTTGCAATTGAGGCCGCGCAGCAGGCCGGAACACAAGACCCGGTCCCCTACATCACCGAAGTTCTGAAAGGCGAAAACCATGCCCACCCCCGCAAAGCACCAGCTTCCCGCAGACAAGAAAACCGGTCTGACCCTGCCCTTGAGCAGATCGCTCGCCTCACAGGACTTGGCGAAACATCGGGCTATGGTGGCGGTCGAGCTTGAAGTTCTCGCCAAGAAGTTCGACCGTTTTGGTTGGGAGCGAGACCGAGGATCCGCAGCGCACGACCGGATGCTGGTAGACTGGATGGATGCGCTCCAGGACTTCCCGCTGTCAGAGGTGCAGGCCGCCTGCCGCGCTGCTGTACTGGCCAACCCGAACCGGATGCCGAACGAGGGCCACGTCCGTGCTGAGATCATGCGCGCCCGGTCCAACCGCGTCGCTGCCGCGCCCGCCGCCGCTTCCCAGCCCGAACCGAAGCGGAAGCGCATCGACGGAGCCCGGGCCAGCGAAATCATGCGTGAGATCGGCTTCACCCCGCGCCGGATGGGTGACCCGTCGTGAGCGCCCCGGAGACATGGCCCGAGATCCTTCGCCGCCACGAGCTGGAGAAGATGCGCGCGATCCACGCTCATATCGACAGCAGCCTGCCCAAGGCGGCGGCCAAGCTTGAAATGAGCCAGGCAGCACTTGGCTCGTACATCTATTCCCGTGGCCTTCGCTGGAACCGCGCTTCTCTGGAGGCGGCATATCCCGAACTAACATCCAAGGAGGTCGCTTGAGCCATGCAGAAACTGATAATCGCAGGTCGCGTGGGCAAAGACGCCGTTCTCCGCCGTACTCAATCCGGTGATGCCGTTCTCGGGTTTTCTCTGGCAGTGGATAACGGCAAGGATCGAGACGGAAACAAGCGTCCGGCCACATGGTTCGATTGTTCGATTTGGGGCAAGCGGGCTGAGAGCCTTGAGCGCTACATCGTCAAGGGCATGTGCTTGACCGTCGAGGGGCGACCAATGGCCCGCGAGCATGATGGCAAGGCTTATCTCGGCTGCAGTGTTCAGGAGTTGTCGTTCCAAGGCGGGGCCGCCGGGTCTGGCGGTCAGTCCCGCGATGACGGTGGCTATGGCGGCGGTCAGGACAGCTACGGTGGCAACCAGAGCAGCGGATACGGCTCTGGCAGTCAGAGCATCGATGACGACGAGATTCCGTTCTGATGGCTATGAGAGGACGCCCGCTGAAAAACCGCATGCCCCCAGAGTTCTGGGAGCGTGTCGAGGTCGCCCTCGTTGTTGGTCAGGTCACGTTCACTGAGTGGTCAGCAAGCATTGGCAAGAGCTGTGCCGCAGTATCGAGCCTTCGCGCGCGTGGCACCAGACCACCGGATGAATACATCGACGCCCTCTGCGCTCTCACCGGATGCACGCGAGAGTTCCTGTTCAACCCGGAACCCGTAGACCTCAGCAAGTAGCCAAAGGCAGGAGACAGGCAAAATGAAAGTTGGAACTGAAATCTGGCACGAGGATGCCGCGCGGCATGGATGGGTAATGCCAGCTGTATCTTGGTGGAAACGACTTCCAGTGATCCGTCATGTGCGCTTCGCGGTGCTCATGCGCCGCGCATTCAAGTATCGGGCCATTACTGCCGCTTTGGGCCTCGGTATCGGTGGGCTTCCTCAATACGACCGGTGGGTGTTGTTCGGAATTTTCCACGGCTACGAGCGCAAACTCTAAGCAGGAGACAGGTAGGAATGGGCAAAGGCAGCGAAACACGAGCGAGGGCGCGGAAGCTGGAAGCAAGAAAGGCACTGATGGGCCTCGCCCCGGTCCCGAAGCCTAAGAAGAGAGGCAGGAAGCGCATGAACGAGATTAGGCAGACCAGAGAGCGCTCCCCAGACCGGGTGGCATTGCAAGCGAGGGCTAAGATGATGGGCAGCACAAAGCTGGACGATATGCGGGGTCAGGCGCTCGGAGAGGCCGCAGGGCGTGCCATTTACCTGAAACACCAGGGCAAGACAGCGGAAAGGCTTTGGAGCGTCTACAGCGGTCTTACATCGGCAGAAGACCGTTACGCCCGCGTAGTTCTGGGCCACAGCCTTCACGCCAAGACGGCAAAGGTCGAGTTCCAGCAGGAGCGATTTGAGGCGCGGCCAGACGACCAGCCTGATTTACGCACCGAAGACGAGAAGCACAGGGATGCCGTCAATGGTTGGGCCAGATGGCGCGGATATATTGGCCACCTCGTTTCATCCGATCAGGCAGCAATCTGGGCTGTTGTTCGTGGGCGCGCTGACCCGGTTGTAGACGCCAAGCTTACAGGTGCCGGGATGCGGTTTATCGATGCTCTGGAAAGGCTCGCAAAGGTTGTTGACTAGTACGGCGGAACACTTCAGTATGATGCCAACGGCATGGCTGCGAACTTCTATTCGCACCATGTCGTTTTTTGATTCAGACAGGCGGGGAAGACCCGCACAGCCGCTTTCTGGCGGTGCCCCCAAGTCTCATCCGGACGGCAGGTAGCTACTGCCGCAGGGGTATCTCCTGAGCGCGGCGGCGTGGAAGGGCACGCTGAAGTCGGATATATGTTTGGTGAGGGCTTCGGCCTGTGACTAAAACGCAGCCTTGAGACATAGGGTAGCCAAACCAGCCGGTATCAAGCCCGGCCCGCGCTCAAATCACACCCTCACACCATTCCTCCCCAGTATCACCCGCCACTGGTCAAAGCCCTGCATGCGCTAGAGCGTCAACAGCAAGGTGTAGAGGGGTCATGGTATGGACCTGCTGAATGCAGGGCGGCGGGAACTTGAACTGGAGCACGGACATGGAACGCAAGTACCTTGATGCCCTCGCGCGTTTTGCAGTCAAGGAGCCGAACGGCTGGCAAGATGACCCTCGCCCGATGCGGATCGCAAAGCTGGATGACGCTGTTCGCAAGGCCAAAACCGCACAAAAGTGAACATCGCCCACCGGCAGGATACCGGAAAGGGCGCGGCTCAGTTGCATATATCGAATCTTTCGGGCGGGATGCCCGGCATCCACAACAGAAGAGGTGCCAATGACCGACCGGCACCCATTCGCAGGCCGCAAGGGCAGCGCAGCCCGTGACCGTTTCGCAGCTACTCTCTATGCACAGCAAGGCGGCAAGTGTCGAATGTGCAGTCAGCCGATACCGGCAAGCCTACGTGGTAAAACCGGCAAGCGCGCAGCCGTGGTTGATCACGTCCGCCCGTGGCGTCTACGTCCTGATCTTGCGTATGAATTGAAGAACCTTGTTCTGGTTTGTTCGGGTTGTCACTCCACCCACTGCGCATCGATCGAGGCCGCACACGCAGGAGACGCTGAGCTGATCGCTCAGGCCAAGGAGCGCGTGGGGCAGGAGTGGTGACGAGCCATAGCGTTTCGCCCTTGTGGCGGGCTGGTTTCGGCCGCTCCCACGCCGTTCTGAGGGTAGGGGGGGGGAGGTCCAAAGTTCAGGCCTCCACACTGGAAACCTAGCGCGGTTCCTCCGTGCGCAATATCTGCTCCCGAAAGTAGGGGTGTCCCCATGACCCGCATCCAGCGACCTCGATATGACGACATTTTCGCTGGTCACGACGACGGTCGGGCGATGTCTGAGCAGGCCAAGGTACTTTGGGAAGAATACAAGGCTGACCTTGAGGCTCGTGGGCTTTGGAGTAAGGCGCGAGCGCGAACGCTGGATCGGCTGGTGCGTATGACAGCGGAATATCTGCATTATCAGCCGTTGGCCGTGGCGCAAGGGCCAGTGCGGGAAAGTGGCGACGGTGGGCAATATGTCAACATGCTCTGGTCGCAGGTGAAGAATATGGCAGAGCAGATCGGTAAGCTCGAAAAGGCGCTCACGCTGACGCCGGAAAGCGTAGGAGCAAAATCAGAGGCGCCGAAGAGGACGCCGGAGAAGACAGCGGCAGATGAGTTCCTTGGCAGTCACTGACCAAACCACGCAGTACGCGCTGGATGTGGTTTCAGGGAAGATCGTCGCGGGGCAATTCGTGCGGGCGCAGTGCCAGCGGCACCTCGACGACCTGGAGACCGGCCCTGCGCGCGGTTTGCGATGGGACACTGAACAGGCCGAGCGGGCCATTCGGTTCTTCCCGGCCATGCTTTCGATCACAGAGGGGGCCAAGGAGGGGGAGCCGTTTACGCTGCTGCCGTGGCATTTGTTCGTGGTTGGCTCGATCTTCGGCTGGCGGACGGCGGAAGGCTTCATCAGGTTCCGTTTCGTGTGGCTGGAGACGGGCAAAGGGCAGGCGAAATCGCCGCTGATGGCGGCAGTGGGGATCTATCTCAGCGGATTCTATGGCCGGAAGCGGGCCGAGGTTTACTGCATTGGTGAGACAAAAGACACCGCGAGGGTTATGTTCCGCGATGCAGTGGCGATGCTGCGTGCGCCGATCCCAGGTAAGGGTGGCATGACGTTGGAAGACGCGGCGTTTGTGATCCGCGGCACCGGCGACCTTGCATATAGCGTGGAGCACCCAGACAGCGGATCATTCATGCGCCCTATCGCCAATAATGACAGCGTTTCGGGGCCCAAGCCCATCCTTGTCGCGGGCGATGAGATCCACGAGATGAAAAGCGGCAAGGCGATTGAGATGTGGCGGGCCGCAGTCACCAAGAAACACGGTGACAGCATTCTGATGCTTGGAACGAACACGCCAAGCGCGGATCAGCAGGTGGGGACGGACTACAGCGAGTTTTGTCAGAAGGTTGTGACCGGCGATTTCACTGATGACAGCGTTTTCGCATTCATCGCGCGGGTGGACGAGGGCGACGACCCGCTGGAGAACGAAAGCTGCTGGATCAAGGCATTGCCAGCACTGGGCATCACCTACCCGCTGGAGAACGTGCGAAAGCTGGTTGTGACAGCGAAACAGCAGATCAGCACGCAGCTGACCACAAAGCGCCTTTATTTCGGCATTCCGGTCGGCTCGGCAGGGTTCTGGACCTCTGAACAGGCATGGAAGGAAGTGCAGGGCAAGGTCGATGATGCGAAGATGATCGGCCGCCGGGCGCATTTGGCGCTCGACCTCTCCGAGAAGAACGACCTCACCGCGCTCGCGGTGGCGTGGGAGGGCGAAAGGATCGATGTCAAATCATGGTATTGGACTCGTGAATTTGAGATCGAAGAGCGATCAACGGCAGATGCGATCCCTTATCGCGAGTTGGAAGCGGCGGACTTGATAGAAGTCACGCCGGGGCGCGTAATCGACTACACGTTCATTGCGGCGAAGATTATCGACTTTTGCGGACGCCACTCAGTGGTGCAGATGGCTATCGACAGCGCCCACATGGAAAAACTCTGCGAGGCCTTCGATAAGGCGGGTTTCGCGTATTGGATCGAAGAAGGCGACGACAAGCCGGGCAGCGGCCTGAAAATTGTCAGGCATAAGCAAGGCACGAACGTCAGCTTCGACGGAAAATTCCTCTGTATGCCGACTTCGATCACACAGCTTGAGGACCACATGCTTACCGGCACGGTGCGCATCGACCGAAACAAGCTCACCAGCATCTGCGCCCGGAACGCCATCATCCGTGAGGATGGTTTCGGAAACCGGATGTTTGACAAAGCGCGGTCACGGGGCCGGATCGACGGGGTTGTGACCCTAGCAATGGCCGTGGGGTCCGCCACCGCGGCAATGAAAGACAAGACCAGCGTCTATGAGGCGCGCGGCATATTGAGTTTCTGAGGCGCGCATGGGCATTTTAGACTTTTTCCGCCCTCGCGGCGAGGAGCAGCAGGCAGCGAAATCGGCTCAAGCAATGGCTGGTGAAAGCATGGCTTTCTCGGGCCTGAATGACCCGGCGTTTTATGAGTTTATCCGGGGCGGCGCGACAGCTGCCACGGCGTCTGGCATGTCGGTGTCACCCAAGACAGCGCTCAAGAATACCGCGGTGCTTCGGTCTGTTTCCCTGCTGTCGTTCTCCATTGGAATGCTACCCCTTCACCTCAAGGACAAGGCAACCAAGGAGATTGCAGACCATCCAGTCCACCGGCTTTTGCACCGCAAGCCGAACGCATGGCAGACGGCTTACGAGTTCCGGTCTGTGATGCAACAGCGGGCACTGACCGAAGGTGATGCGTTCGCACTCAAGGTGCGCAGCGGCCGGCGGATCATCCAGCTTGTGCCGCTCGCGAACTGCACGCCGGAACAGAACACTGATTGGTCCATTTCTTATACCGTGACGCGGAAAGATGGCGGCAAGGTCACCTACTCGCAGGATGACATTTTGCACCTTCGATATGGCCTTTCCGAGGACGGGTTCACCGGGCTGTCCCTAGTTAAGCAGGCCGCCGAGGCTATCGGCCTTGCCCTGTCGGCAGAGCGTGCCGCGGCGCGCATGTTCAGCAAGGGCATGATCGTCGGCGGGGTCTTGAGGCACAAGGACAAGCTCTCGCCGGAAGTTTTCGAGCGCCTCAAGGAAAGCATGGCGGAGGGTGAGGGCGCCGAAAATGCGCACAAGTGGAAAATCCTTGAGGAAGGCATGGATATGACGCCGTTTCAGGCGCCTGGGCGTGACGCTCAGGGCTTGGAGCAGCGTCAGCACCAGATCGAGGAAATCGCGCGGGTTTTCGGTGTCCCGCGACCCCTTCTGATGATGGACGAAACCTCTTGGGGCTCTGGAATCGACGTTCTGGGGCAATTCTTCGTCCGGTACTCGCTCAACCCGTGGTTCGAGGCGTGGCAGCAGGCGATTGAGCGTGACCTGCTGACGGAGGAAGAGGCCGAGCGGTACGAGGCAAAATTTAACGCGGGCGGCTTGCTGCGTGGTTCGATGAAGGATCAGGCAGATTTCTTCGCCAAGGGGCTTGGAGCTGGCGGGCATCATCCGTGGCTGCACCCGGATGAGCCGCGGGAATGGCTGGACCTTCCGCAACGAGATGACCTGCCCGAGCCGATGGGCGCAAAGAAAGGGGCGAGCAATGAGCCTTCGCAAACTTCCTGAAATTCACGCAGCTTGCCTCCCGAGCATCTGTGCATTTGAGCCTGATGCGGATGCCTTGGAGCGCTGGAATGCAAACCTTCAGCCCAAGGCGGCTGCTGACAATACCATCACTATTCTTGAGGCTATCGGAGAGGACTATTGGACCGGTGGTGGTGTCACGGCCCGGCGCATTGCTGCAGCTCTCCGTTCGATTGGGGATCAGGACGTAGTGGTGGAGGTCAACAGCCCTGGCGGCAACTTCTTCGAGGGGATCGCAATCTACAACGCCCTTCGGGCGCACCCCCATAAAGTGACCGTTCGTGTGCTGGGCCTTGCTGCTTCAGCTGCGTCCGTGATCGCAATGGCGGGTGATGAAATCCAAATCGGGAAAGCCGGGTTCTTAATGGTACACAATGCTTGGACCATCACAGTTGGCAACCGTCATGATTTGGCAGCCGCCATCAAGGAAGTCGAACCCTTTGATGACGCCATGGCGACTCTCTACGCAGAACGTTCTGGTGTGGGTAAGGCTGAAGCCATTCAGTGGATGGACAACGAAACATGGTTCAATGGCGAACAGGCCATTGAGGTAGGGTTGGCGGATGCATTGCTTTCCGCTGATGCTGTGGTCGAGGACTCGGCCAGCGCACAGGCCAGTAAAGGCGTGCATGCGACACGGCTTCTCGATGCCCATCTTGCAAAAACTGGAATGCCTCGCTCAGAACGCCGTGCGCTTCTGGCCGATGCAAAGGGGGGTACGCATGACGCTGCCCCGACCGTCACGCACGACGCTGACGAAATCGCGGCCCTCGTGTCGGGCCTTTTTAAAGTCTAAAATCAGGAGACAGCTCATGTCCCAGCACATGATCCCCGCGAAAGCCCGCGGGATCGTCGCCGTTCGTGCAGATGCAGGCGGTGACGTGACCAAGATTCTTGCCGGCCTTCAGAAGGACTGGCAGGCGTTCAAGGACACCCAGGCCGAAAAGGACAAGGAGGTCAAAGCCAAGTTTGACGACGTGGTGACGACCGAGAAGATGAATCGCATCGACGCCAGCGTGTCTGAACTGCAAGCCGCGGTCGATCAGGCGAATGCCAAGTTGGCAGCAATGGCAGCGAATGGCGCCGGCCCCGGCCATGTGAAAGACCCGGAATATTCCGAGGCTTTTCGTGCGCACTTCCGCAAAGGCGAAGTGCAGGCGAATCTGAACAAGGGCGCTGCCGACGAGGGCGGATACCTCGCGCCGGTTGAATGGGACCGCACCATTACCGACAAGCTGGTTGAGGTCTCGGCCATGCGCCAGATCGCCAGCACTCAGTCGATTTCCGGGAATGGGTTCACCAAGCTCTTTAACCTCCGTGGCACCGCGTCTGGTTGGGTCGGTGAGGCCGCGGCGCGCCCCGAAACCGGAACTGCAACCTTCGGCTCCATGACCTTCACCACCGGCGAGATTTACGCGAACCCGGCTGCAACCCAGCAGGTTCTGGATGATGCTGAGGTGGATCTGGAGGCGTGGATCGCTGGCGAGGTTGAAACCGAGTTTTCCTATCAGGAGGGCCTGGCATTCATTTCCGGGAACGGCACCAACAAGCCGAACGGCTTCCTCACTTACGTGACTGGCGGCACGAACGCGGCGGCAAATCCTCTGGGCGCAATCGAGAAACAGACCGCTGCGTCTGCCACTGCGCTGACTGAAGACGAGCTGCTGGACCTGATTTATGCGGTTCCGTCCGCGTACACGGGAAACTGCCGGTTCGTGATGAACCGCAGCACCATGGGCGTCGTGCGCAAGCTGCGCGATTCTGATGGCCGGCAACTGTGGCAACCGTCCACTCAGGCTGGTCAGCCCTCGCAGCTTCTGGCGTATCCGGTCACCGAAATGCCGGGTATGCCGGATGTGGGCGCGTCTGCCCTCCCCATTGCCTTCGGTGATTTCCGCCGCGGCTATCTGATCGTTGACCGCACGGGTGTTCGCGTCCTGCGCGATCCGTTCACCAACAAGCCGTATGTGCATTTCTACACCACCAAGCGCGTTGGCGGCGGCGTGGTGAACCCGGAGTGCATCAAGGTCATGGAAATGGCTGCTGCCTAAACGTGGCTTAGGCGGGCTGTAGCGGCCCGCCCTCACCTTTAAACGGAGACAGTACGATGGCTGAAACCAAGCAAACAGAGGCCAAGCAGGCGAAGCCGACGGAAGCAAAAGCCGCTTCCCGCCAGTCCATGACGCCGGAAAAGGCAAAGGAGTTGGGGCTTGACCCCGGTCCTTACGGCAAGCCGGCGAAGAAGTAAGCGCACATGTTCCGCCCCATTCTCACCGCCCCCCCGGCTGAAAGCCCCGTCAGCCTCGATGAGGTCAAGGCGCAGGCGTCCGTTGATTTTGCCGATGATGACGCCCTGTTGACTGGCCTGCGGGACGCTGCTGTGGCGCATCTGGACGGCTTCCGGGGGATTCTGGGGCGGGCCATGGTCACGCAGACGTGGCAGTTGCAGCGTGCGTCCTGGGCGCGCGAAATGTGCCTGCCGGTGCCGGATGTTTCCGCCGTGGCGATCAGTTACGCGGATGCGGAAGGGGCCGAGCAGACGGTTGCGGCGGAGCATGTCGACCGGCTTCCGGTCGCGACCGGCACGCTGGTTCACCTGTCCGATGATTTCGGCCTGCCGACGCTGGAGAGCGGCAACCCGGCGCCGATCACCGTGCAATTCACCTGCGGGTTTGGTGTGCCGGCCGATGTGCCGGCGAACCTGAAACTGGCAGTCAAGGCGCTGGCAGCCACATGGTACGAGACCCGCACCACGGAGCCGAGCGAGGCGCTGCCGATGGGTGTCGAGGCGTTAATCCGGCCCTATCGCTGGGTGTCGATCTGATGAGGCTGATCGAGCGCGTGGCCTTTGACGAGCTTGTCGGCGGCGGTGACAGCTTCGGTGGGAAAGACAAAGAGCCGATTGAGCGCTTCAGCACCCGCGCCGAATTCACCTACCTGCGCGGTGGGGAGAAGGTTCAGGCTGGGCGGCTGTCTGGCACGCAGGCCATCGTCGCCACCGTGCGTAAGTCGGTATCCACGGCGGTTATCGGCACCGATGGCACCACTCGGTGGCAGTTGCGGGATATCGGTAAGGGCACTGTTTACAACATCCGCGCGGTGGAGCCGAACCGGGAAAAGCCGCGCCAGTATCTAGATTTCATCTGCGAGAGTGGCACATGAAGGCGTCATTCAAGGTCGAGGGGCTTCGAGAGATCGACAATGCACTGGCGGCGCTGCCCAAGGCCACCTCCAAGGCGGTTGTGCGCCGCGCGCTGTCGAAGGAGCTGCAGCCGGTCGCAGATATGGCGAACGGGCTATGGCCTGGCGCCGACGACAGTGCATTCGCTGTTTCCTCCAAGCTCAAGAGAAACCTGCAAAAAGCCAAAAGCAGCACCACTGCGGTGACTATGTATGTTGGCGCAACTCCTTCCGCACCTCACTCGCATCTACTGGAATTTGGCACAGAGCCTCGCTTTCACGAAAGCGGAAAGTACGTTGGTGCGGTCTCGCCTCGACCGATGTTGACACCTTCCTGGGATGCATTCCGTGGGCAGATCCTAGAGGGACTGGCCGCGTCCTTGCGAGAAGAGATCGAGGCGACCCTGGCGCGCCGCGCAAAGCGAGGCTTCTAATGGAAGAGCACCTGTATTCAACTCTCTCCGACGCCCTGAGTTGCCCGGTGAAGTGGGGCTTCTTCAGCGATGGGGAGACCATGCCACGCGTGACCATGACCCGTATGTCGGGGAAGCGCTACCACACCCTGAACAGCAAGGGGCTGATGCAAGGCTCCACTCAGATCGACTGCTGGGGCGCGACCTATAATCAAGCTATCGGCGCGTCTCGTGAAGTCCGGGCTTTACTGGAAGGATACCGCGGCGGCCCGATCGTCAGTGCGCTTCTCACTGCGATCCGAGACAGCAACAGCGGCGATGCCTCGGCTGCACACCGGGTCTCTCTGACATTCGCGATCACTTATCGCGACTGACTGGCTGAAACAGCCTCAATCACCCTCGAAAGGATCATTCAATGACCGCAAAGAAAACCGCTTCGGCGGCCTCAAAACCTGCATCCAAAGACGCTGCACCGATGGTTGTCACAGGTGTCGAACTGAAGCGCATGCCCATGCAGCAAAATAAGCCCACGCATCCCTTCGCTCTTTTCAAAGGCCCGCTGCCCAAACCGGGTGATGTTCTCGAGTTCACTCTGAAGAACGGTGTGACTTATCGGGGGAAAGTCTCCGAAGCGGTCGAGTCCGACGGCGAGGTGATGGCTGAGTTCTCCGCCCCATTGGCTGTCGTTCCGAAAGAATAGGCCTCGGCCTATAAATCCGCGCCCCTAGGCGCTTTCTCTCTATCCTGAAAGGAAACTGATATGGCGCACCAGACCGCCTCTGGGGTGACACTCGGCATTTCGGCCGCTGCACCCGCAACTCACGACATCACCGGCTTTGACGCTCTCACCTTCACTTCCGTTGGTGAAATCACGAACGTGGGTGAGTTCGGCAAGGAGTGGCAACTTGTGACTCACAACCCGCTGGCCACCCGCGGCACGAAGAAAGGCAAGGGTAGCTTCAATAACGGCACCCTGAGCCCCAGCCTCGCGCTTGACCCCGACGACGCCGGCCAAGCTGCGATGGAAACCGCTCTCGAAAGCGATGATCCTGTCTACATCGCCGTGACACTACAAGATGGCACGATCTACTACCTTGTGGGTCTGGTCATGTCGTTCAAGCCGAGCATCGGCGGTGTCGATGACGTTGTGACGGCGACCACCTCGATTGAGATCATGCCCGACGAGATCCTGAAGAAGGCCGCAGCCTAACCTGCCGCGCGCTGATCCGTTCTCAGGAACGGCAGGGCCGGGCGGAACGTGGTTCGTTCCCCCGGCCTGTTTGAACCACTGAACCAAAGGATGATGATATGGATTTCAACAAGTTCGACAGCGTTTCTGCCGCAGAAAAAGGCGCAGCTATGCAACTGAAAGACCCGGCCACCTTGGCGCCACTGTTCACTGAGGATGGCAAGCCTTGTGAGGTAATCCTTCTGGGTTCTGAAGCTCCGTCTGTTCGTGCAGCGATGCGCGAGCTTCAGAAGGCGCGCGCCAATTCGCAGGACGCCGAAGGTGATACGGATGACGAAGGTGTTTCGTATGACCAGATCCACGATAAGTTGGTCGAAGGATTGCTTCCCCGTGTGGTCGGTTTCAACAATGTTTTCAACGGCGATAAGCCCGCTACGAAGCGTGACGCGAAATGGTTCTTTGGCCTGAATCGCTTTAATGGTCAGGAAGGCGAAAAGTCATTTGCTGAACAGGCTGCTGAGTTCTCCGCTAAGCGCGGCGGCTACTTGGGAAACGCCTCCGCCGGCTGACGCTCTATGCAGCCCAGGCCGGGTTCCTTGCAGCAAGGCCTGAAGAATGGAAAACCAGCCGCTTCAAGCTCTGGCAGAGAGAGGGCATCGACCTTGCATTGCCCGATGTCTCCGGGGTCGAATACCTTCTGGAGATGATGGCTCCTGAGGGTATCGGCTGGTGCACCTTTGACCACATGGGGGGTGCGGAGCCGATTGAATGGTCCGAGATCCGGTCGTTCTCGAAAGAGGCGGGCATATACCTGGAGCCTTGGGAGTCGAGCCAGCTGCGGGCGATGAGTGTTGCCTACGTCAACGGACTGGCGCGGGGCAGGGAGCCGATGACGGTCTCCCCGGCATACGATGACAGACCGGATGAAGATCCTGGCGTGGCGCTTGAGCAAAAGAGACTGTCTGACAACTTGGGCGCAGCGCTTTCAGCACTCGCGGGTTAGCCCAAGTTGATAATTGCATGAATTGCTTAGCGAGAAGGTGAAGGGCGCTGACGTGTTCACAGTCCAGCCGGTAGAAAGAGAGGAAATCGT